ACCGGATGGCCGCGCTTTGGTGCCCGCTCCCCTGCGCTTTAATTTGAATTAAAGCTTGCCGCTTTTCCTTTGTCCAATGATATTGCGCCTGGCGAGCCTAAATAATTCAAACAACTTGGGCTCTAAGTTGTTTTGGGCCTATTAAAGGAAAAGCTTGTTGGGCCACCCATAACAGTCCATTATGTCTAAGCGCGATGGTTCCTGGCGCTCTATCGCGGGAATGTCAAAAGTGAAACGCACTATGAATTTCTCTCCTCGTGGAGGTGGTGGCCCAAAAATGACAAGGGCCGCTGAATGGGTTAACAGGCCTATGTACAGGAAGCCTAGGATTTATCGGACTCTGAGGACGCCTGATATTCCGAGAGGCTGTGAAGGCCCTTGCAAGGTGCAGTCTTATGAACAACGGCATGATATCTCACATGTCGGGAAGGTCATGTGTATTTCAGATGTGACACGTGGTAACGGCATTACTCATCGTGTTGGTAAGCGATTCTGTGTTAAGTCTGTGTATATTTTAGGTAAGGTATGGATGGATGAGAACATCAAGCTCAAGAACCACACGAACAGTGTTATGTTCTGGTTGGTCAGGGACCGTCGACCGTATGGCACTCCGATGGATTTCGGTCAGGTGTTCAACATGTTCGATAACGAGCCTAGCACTGCGACTGTGAAGAACGATCTCCGTGATCGTTATCAAGTCATGCACAAGTTCTATGCCAAGGTCACTGGTGGTCAATATGCCAGCAACGAGCAAGCTCTCGTCAAGAGGTTCTGGAAGGTCAACAATCATGTGGTCTACAATCACCAGGAAGCTGGCAAGTACGAGAATCATACGGAGAATGCGTTACTATTGTATATGGCATGTACTCATGCCTCTAACCCTGTATATGCGACATTGAAAATTCGGATCTATTTTTATGATTCGATAACAAATTAATAACATTTATATTTTATTATATGATTCTCAAGCACATAATTTACATATGGTTTGGCTGTTGCAAATCTAACAGCTCTAATTACATTGTTTATCCCAATTACACCTAATTGGTACAAGTACATGTTAACTAAATGTCTAAATCTAGCTAAATAAGTTAACCCAGAAACTGTCATCGATGTCGTCCAGACTTGGAAGTTCAGGTAGGCTTTGTGGAGACCCAACGCTTTCCTCAGGTTGTGGTTGAATCTTATCTGTATGTGGTACACTCTGGTTCTGGTGTATAGCTGGTCCTCTGCGCTGTATATCTTGAAATAGAGGGGATTTTCTATCTCCCAGATATACACGCCATTCTCTGCCTGACGTGCAGTGATGAGTTCCCCTGTGCGTGAATCCATGGCCCGTGCAGCCGATGTGGAAGTAAATGGAGCACCCGCAATCTAGATCAATCCTGCGTCTCCTGATTGCCCGCCTCTTGGCTTGCCTGTGTGCCTTCTTGATAGAGGGGGGCTGTGAGGGTGATGAATATGGCATTCTTGTTGGTCCAATTCTTTAGACCTGTGTTTTCCTCTTTGGCTAGGAAATCTTTATAGCTAGCACCCTCACCAGGATTGCAAAGCACGATTGCTGGGATCCCGCCTTTAATTTGAACTGGCTTGCCGTACTTGCAATTTGATTGCCAGTCCTTCTGGGCCCCCAGAAGTTCTTTCCAGTGCTTTAACTTTAGATATTGCGGTGCGACGTCATCAATGACGTTATACTCCACGTCATTTGAAAATACTCGAGGGTTGAAGTCCAGATGTCCACTAAGATAATTATGTGGGCCTAACGAACGAGCCCACATCGTCTTCCCTGTCCTCGAGTCACCTTCTACTATGATACTCATAGGTCTCTCCGGCCGCGCAGCGGCACCTCTTCCAAAATTCTCATCGGCCCATTCTTGCATCTCGTCGGGAACGGCTGTGAAAGAAGAGAGGGGAAACGGAGGAGCCCATGGCTCAGGAGCCTTACTGAAAATCCGATGAGCATTGGCAACCAGATTGTGATGCTGAAGAAAGAAATGTTGAGGCTGTTCCTCCTTGATTATTTGCAGAGCCTCTTCTGCAGAAGAGGCATTCAACGCCTTGGCATATGTATCGTTAACCGATTGGCAGCCTCCTCTAGCACTTCTCCCGTCGATCTGGAATTCACCCCATTCCAGTGTGTCTCCGTCCTTGTTGATGTAGGACTTGACATCGGAGCTGGATTTAGCTCCCTGTATGTTTGGATGGAATGGGACTGACATGGATGGTGAGACCAGGTCGAAGAATCTGTAATTCGTGCATGCATATTTCCCCTCGAATTGTATAAGCACGTGGAGATGAGGCTTCCCATTCTGATGGAACTCTCTGCAGATCTTGATGAACTTCTTGTTCACAGGAGTGGACAGGTTTTGTAATTGAGAAAGTGCTTCTTCTTTGCTCAGGGAGCAGTCGGGATATGTGATGAAATAGTTTTTGGCATTTATTTTAAAACGTTTAACTGATGGCATTTTTGTAATAATGAGAGTGTTCCCCAATTGAGACTCTCTCAAACTTTCTCATACAATTGGGGAATGGGGAACAATATATACTAGAACCCTCAATAGAACTTTGGATCTCGTTCACACACGTGGCGGCCATCCGCTATAATATT